AGAATGGTGACGCAATGATTGTTGGTTACCGTAGTGACGCTGACTATCAGCGTGCGGTGGAGGAGTCGGGGCAATACGGTATAGAAGTAGATAGGCATTTCTGGCGTAAGCCGAACCGGAAGAACATTCGTCCTGCTGAGGGGCAGCCGTGGACTAGCGACAATTTGAAGAAGTTGGCTGCGACTAACTACTTCTATCCTGATGCCGGTGCTAGGCGGGGGCAGCGATGAACATTCAGGAGATTTACGAACTTGGTTTAGCGCAGGGTTGGGATGAGGCTGACGCCTATTATTTGGCGACTATCGCGTGGGCTGAAAGTAAGGGTGTCGCTGACAAGGTTACTGATGAGCCGGGGGATACAGAGAGTTACGGTATCTGGCAGATCCATGATATCCATATCCCCAAACTTATCGAAGCGGGGGTCATCACGTCTGTAGAAGACCTATTTGATCCGACCACTAATGCTAAGGCTGCTGATTACGTCGGACATCGCAGGGATTACAGTGAACCGTGGGAGGATTGGGACTGGACCCGGTGGACCGTCGCCGGGTTGCCTCCGACCGATGTGAACCATCCGGGGAAGTACGGCGGAGATATAACCAGATCAGTCATTTCAGATACCGATGTGCCCGAGTGGACGGAGGCTGAAGTTCCGGATGACTTCAAATCTACGATTACTGGGACGGAGGAGTGGAAGGATCGGATAGCAGAATGGGGGCTGGATAACGATCAGGAAGACTTGGCGCTGCAATATGTATTCGATCAGTACAACCAGTTCGGTGATACTATCCCGAATTTTCTTATGGAGGCCAAGGACGTAGAGGCTCTGAACTCGATTGGTGATCTGGTAAAGAGCCTCCCGGTTGAGGAGTCGTATTCTCCTTCTAACATGACGGGGCATTTGCCTCAGGGATGGATGAAGTTCTGGGGAGATGACACCACAGAGGTTGGGGATTGGTACAAGGGATGGGAAGAGATATTTGAAGAGAACAGGAATAGGGAGGTGGGCCAGTTCGTATGGGATGATTTAGAAGATGACTTTCTGGCTGACCTAGAGAAGCAGGGTTGGTGGGCATCGCACACTGAGAACTACCGTAAACTAACCCAGTTGTGGTATACCGGTGGTGGTCCCGGTGGCGCAATAACGGACGGCGAAATGGTCTTGGGGGCAGGCGCACCGATGGTTCCCGAGCATGGGCAAACTGAATCGATGTTGGGGAGAGATTACAGTGGTACCGGCGATTGGGGTGCTACATGGAATGCGAATGTAGAAGTCGCTCGTTCTATTCTTGAAGACCTTGATGAGCGGATGGACGCTACATGGGCGAACGCCAATTCTGCTCATGTCAATAACATAGCGTTTATGCTGATGCGTGAGGGTGGGGCCTCTAACCATTACTACCCGAATGAGGCATGGGCGACTACTGCTGCGTCGAAGATTGAGCGTTACGCCGCAAACAATATCTTTACTCAGGGTAGTAACCCTTCGTTGAATACCCTTGGGACTGAAGGGCTTGGTGCTGGAACTATCCAAGACATTGTGGATCGGCTACGGACCCGTGCCAATGGTCAGTTGTGGGATACTGATGACGCCACGTTGAGGGAGTGGGCGATACAGATCAAGACGGAGCAGGGACCGAACGAGGCTCAGAGGATGGCGGAGATCGATGCTCATGCGTATGGTAGTTGGGGGTTGACTGCGGACCAGCAGGATGGGATGGGGGAGTGGGCGGCGCAGGGTAGCCCCGGTTCGACTATCTCCGACTTGGTTAATCCCGCGTGGGACAGTGCTACCAATTTCTGGCAGGATAAGAGTTACCGTAAGGATGATCCGTGGTTGATGGATAACTATCAGGTGGTTAATGATGACGGATCTAAGCGGTTCAGGACGGCAGCAGAGATGAGGGAGGTTGCTCGCACTAACCTTGAACGGTCCCAGCATTCCAAGGAGTACCAGAATCCGATGAACGAGTTCCTTGCTAGGGCGACTGCGATGTTCAGGAGTGATTACTGATGGCTTATTGGAGTGAGTGGTCGGACGAATACAAGGAAGAGTTGGAGGCTGAAGGAGCAGTATTCAATGCTGCTGGTGTGCCTGTTTCCGGTTTGAATAAAGCGGTTGCTGCTACTAGCAACATTGCTGGTGCGGTTGAATTCGATGAAACGGGTTCCGGTTCCTATCTGGCTACTGTTAACGAAGACTACCGGACCCGATCAGAGGCAGCCGAATCACCTGAGTACCAACGGTTCGTGGATTATCTTAAACTCCACCGCCCCGAAGCACTTGCACGGCAAGGGGAATGGGCACTGTGGCAACAGAACCAGCGTGCGCTTGCAGCGGGAACACCTCTGTTCGCAGACCAAGCGGATCTAATCGCTGGTGGTACTGCTGGTACTGCTGGTACCGGTGGTATCGGTGGTGACTCCAGTATAAGAGCAAAGATGCAGAGTGCTTTCTATGCGGCGCTACGTCAAGCCGGGATGGACAAGACAATCATCGATGACCTGTGGGCATGGGCTGAAACTGAGTGGACTAATGATCCGTCGTTCACAGCGGAGCGCGCATTGATCGGCATGTACGATCAGCAGGCATTCAAGGATCGGTTCAAGGGTATCGACCTGATGACTCAGGGGGGGACTGGTCGGCGTGATCTGCCTACTCCCGGTGAGTATATTCGTTTTGAAAAGTATGTGGCTGGTGAACTCAGTCGTGTCGGGGTTGTCGAAACAGACTTCGATACTCTGATTGCTAACCTATATGTGAATAGTGTTAGTGACACTGAGGTAACTGAGCGGCTTAATGTGGCACAGAAAGTCATGTGGGATATGCCACCAGAGGTGCGTGACAAACTCACCGACTGGTTCGGTACGGAATATGGTACGTCTATCACTATGAAGACGTTCCTTGATAACACTGGTGACTGGTCAAAGATTCAGGATGATATCAGTACCGCTCGGACGGGTGGCTGGGGTCAGATGGTTGCCGGTCTGGACGCTGGTTGGGACAAGGATCTTGCTAAGAAGGTTTCTGATTTGGGTTTGTCGCAGGCGGAGCAGTGGAGCAGGTTCGCTGAGTTGAAGGAACAGGAGATGTTGTTCTCCGAGAATCTGGATGAGACTGTTGATTTAGATTATGCTACGCAGGGCGTGGAGGCAGCGTTCGATCTTGACGACAACGATTTGTCTGAAACAATCGACCGTCGCGCAACAGGGCGTACTGCCAAGTTTAGCGGTGGCGGCGGTGCGTTACTATCGGGTACGACTACAGGATTCGGAGCGGCTAATGCCTAAGGTCCAGACATCAGGTTCCAAAGGTAAGGCAAAGAAGTTGCCTTACAAGAAGACTAAGGGAGGTAAGAAGCGTGGTTACTAAAGACGTTCTTGAACGAGTGGTTGCTACTTTCATTCAGGCATTTCTCGGTATCTTTGTTGTCGGTGGAGACATCGGTAACGCTAAGGCGGCAGCGTTGGCTGGTGCTACGGCTGCGTTGAGTCTTATCAAGGGTCTGGTTGCCGGTAGGTTCGGTGACGGTTCTGCATCAGCGGTGTCGTAGTTGACGAATGTAACGAAGTTGCTTGCCGGTATCACGGCGCTACTCGTTGCAGTCGGGGCTTTAGTCGGCACGGTTAGTATGACTATTGGGAAGGGTCCGGATGCACCGGCAGGGATTACGATTGTGTTGAATTCGCCTGAGGCTTACGCTGACTTCATAGATAATCATGCGTCCAATGGCTGAAGATACAACCAACTGGCGTCAGTGGCGGGTTAAGACGAACCTTGGAACGCTGGCGTCTATCATCGTTGCTGTAGTTCTGGTTGTCTGGCAGGGCGGTCAGATCAAAGCCCAAATAGAATCGAACTCAATGGCCGTCGATTCAATGGCCGCTTCGGTGATGGAGTTGTCGGCCACCGTTGGTTTAACGATTGAACTGGATCAGCGCACCAATCAGTTGTTCGGTGAGATTGATGGGTTGCGTGACCAGTATCAGGATCAGGCTGACGTGTGGTTGGAGATCGCCACCCAGTCCGAGCGGTTCGATTTGGCCCGCAACGACCTGTCCGATTTGGAATGGCGTGTCGATGATCTTGACCGTCGCGTAGCAGAGGCATGGGGCGTAACGATAGCCGACGACGGTGAGGACTACGGGTGGCAGATCACGGACTTGGTTCGTCAGGTGGCAGAGTTGCAGGGCCGGATGAACTCCGGTGTTGATTACGGCTGGCAGATAGACGACCTCAGTTGGCGGGTTGACGACACCCAGAATCAGATCAATGCCTTGTTCGATACTGAAACCGATATGTGGGACATGCTTTACCGTTTGTGGTCTGCATTAGAGACTCGCCAATGGTCACATGATTACTTGTATGACTGATGCAGGTAGTGTAAGGTAACACTCACGTTGGCCGCCGTGCGCCATGTATTTGGCCGGTGAGTGCCATCGCCATTGGGATCGCCCACGCCCCCGATGAGTAGTAAGTGGAGACTGACCCGGCTGACGCCCGGCTACGTTGATTTAGTCACCCCCTCATAGTCCCTCCGACTATGTGCGAATCGGTTAAGGAGAGACATCATGGCTACTCAGGAACCCGGCAGTATTCAAGAACTGCGTGATGCCGCAGATCGCGGTAAGCAAGCATCGCAGGAATTGTCTGCAATGAAACGCGAAATGGCGTTCATGAAAGCGGGTGTGGATACGGACACGAAGGCAGGACAACTTCTATATAAGGCTTACGATGGTGATCTGGAAACAGAAGCCATCAAGGCTGAATGGTTGGAGTTGGTACCGGGAGCGGCAGCGCCGCCTTCGGAGCCTGACATTGCTGATGACACGAGAGCGTCGCAGCAGCGGAAGGATCTTACGAGTGATACCGTTTCACCAGAGAATCAGACAGAAAGCCCATACGACGCAGGTCATCGTGAGTTTCAACAGATGATTGCAGACGGTCGTCCTAAAGACGAATCGGCTGCACGCTTTGTACACACTGTGTTGGAAGCAGCAAGTGGGGCTAACCCGGATCCTCGGGTTATTTCTGACCGGTAATGCCTACATACGTTTACCGATGTTCCAAGTGCTTTGTTCAGTATGAACGGGTACAGAAGATAGCGGATAATCCCGACAAGGTTTGTCAGGATTGTGGAGAAACCGTGAAGCGGATTCTTCAGTCGCCAGCCTTGTCGGCTAGCGCAGCGCCATCTCGAAGGAACAGTGTTCCACCCTCTAAAGCCAATCCGGCTTGGGAGAGGGGAACTGCTGGTGAGCATAGACGGGACGGATCATTCGCCCCTTATGTGCACGCCGATGGTAGCCGTATTGGTGTCAAAGAGTTTGCCGATAATCGCACTAAGTATGAGCGGATTCTACGGGAACAAAAAACCCAATCCACTTAACTATTTAGGAGCGTGTTATTATGGCTATAGTCGGCTACGGCGGTAAGGTCACCAGTTACGATCTGGCTGTTGGCGTTAAGATCAACATGGATGAACTCATTTACATGATTTCTCCTGTTGATTCACCACTCATCAATGGCGTTGGTACTGACGGGCGACAGTTGCTCGGTAGTTCCCCTGTCGATCAGACCACTTTCAGTTGGATGGACGAGGAACTTTTGCTTCCTTCTGCGCCTGCTTCTGCTGTCAACTCCGCTACCGGTGCAAGCGTTACTACGGTAACGGTATCGGCAGCGAACTCTTACAAGTTTCAGGTTGGTGACCTTGTTACTATCATGGATGAGGGGTCCGTTCAGCACGCGGCTGTCCTTCGGGTCACCGCTATCAACAATTCAACGGGTGTTCTAACCGTCGCAGGTTGGGCTAACCACGCAGCGCAGACCGCTATCGCAGTGAGTGACGTAGTCACTTGCCTCGGTACCGCTCTTCCTGAGGGTTCCGATCCGGGTACTGCACGGTCGGCTGACCGTACGATCCGCTCCAACTACACTCAGATTTTCGGGCCGACACCCGTCAACATGACTCGTACGGAGCAGCAGATCAGCCGGTATGGCGTAAGCGACGAGTTTGCCAAGCAGTTGTATGGCCGCTCAGTTGAGAACGTCATCACCCGTGAGCAGGCTTACCTTTACGGTCAGCCCGTTGACGACACCACAAACAAGCAGCGGTCAACTGGTGGGTTGAACTCGTTCATCACTACCAACGTTGACACAACGACAACTTTGACGTTGGCTTCGCTTGAAACCCAGATGCAGGCTTGCTACAACGCAGGTGGAGTACCCGATCTTCTGATCGCTAACCCCACTTCGATGGCAACTCTGAATGCCATCTCGGATACCAGCCGGGTACGTACCGTCATTGATGATCCTCGTCGTGGCCGCGTGCCGGTTACCTCTGTGTTCCACGAGTTTGGTGAGACACAGTTGGTGCGGAACCGTTGGTGCCACAAGGAGACTGCCTTTGTTGTTCAGAAGGACAACATTCAGCGTCGTGTCTTGCAGCCCCTCGTCGTTGAGGCGCTCGCTAAGACTGGTGACAGTGATTCCGTGATGCTTCTGTGTGAGGAAGGCCTTCAGGTGAAGGGCGAGTCGCATATGGCTAAGTGGACTACCCTCACTGGCTACTAGGATCTAACCGGATTAGTGGGGGGCGGGGTCTAGCCCTGTCCCCCTCTAACGGTTAGGCTCGGCCTATGCCTACTATCGGAGATGTAGTAACTCGCACGAAGCGACTATTGAATAGCAATACACGTACCGAATTGGATGCGGTGCATACTCTTCTTGCTGCTGGTGACACCACTGTCAGGTTGAAGTATCAGACTGATGGCATCCGCGCAGGGTCTTACATCTCAATAGGTGATGGTACTAATCCTTATGAAACCATGTATGTTCATGCTCGTAATGGTGAGTATGCAACTGTGCAGCGTGGTATAGATGGTAGTGCTGGGTATGCGTGGCCTGCTGGTACATCGATTGAGGTTGAGCCACGGTTCACTGAGCATCAGATTTTTGAGGCAGTCAAGGATGCTCTCCGTGCCATGCCCAACAACCTGTATGCGGTAAGCACGGAGGCTGTTTCATTCAGTACGACGGAGCAGTCGGTAGCGGTGGCTGCCTTGAATGACCCGACTCATGCGACACCGGGTACTGGCTTCAACCATATCCTATCTTCTACCCGTACTGCCCGTTCGGGGGAGGACAGGTTGCTGGCCTTCAATACGAAGGTGCAGGGGTACGCTGGTACCTATGAGTTGATACGGCAGGAAGGTATTGAGAAGGCTGTCACAGTTAATCTGACGTACTCTCATCCGTTTGCGACGGGGACGCTGACTCTGGCAATCGACCTTGTAGATACTGTTGGAATGACGGTTGAGATGACAGATATTCCAGCATTAGGAGCAGCAGCATCTCTGCTTCTTGGGGAAGAAAGTCTTCGTCTTGATCTTCATAGCCAAGGGGATAGCCGTTCTGATGCAGCCGTTGCTGCCGGTGATCGCGCAAGGTATTCATTGGTATTACAGGCGCAATATGATCGTCGGATAAGTGAGGAGGCCCGCCGTCTGATGTCGAAGTGGGGAGTGCGGTCGGGTGCCGTAACCTCGTCTGTGTTTCCGACCACTGTTCGGTAGTCATGGCCCTCCATCAGACTGTTCGTGATGCCTTGCCGATTAGGCTAGGTGATCGTAAATATAACATTGATCTAACCCAATTTGCTAGGGCTACTGTTGACCCTATCCGTGAGGGGTTTGATACTCAGGGTACACCGGGTGAGCAGACACTCAATCAGGCTGGTGTATGGAAGCGTACCCGTACTGATTGGGAGTCGGGTGCTGGTCAGCGTGAGGCTGACATGCAGCAGTCGGAGCAACGCAAGTTTAATGCTAGTACTGGTATCAATCCTTGGGTAAAGGGTGAACTGTCCTTGCTCAATGCCACGGATCGTGCTTGGGGTACCTCTAATACGAATCTGTATGTGACCACAACTACTTCTGGTGGCACAGATTACGCCTACATGTCGGATGGTTCTAATGTCTTGGCAAGCAGCAACCTCTTCGGGGCTGCTACGACACTGGCTGCTGGTGCGACTGTAAGCGGCATGGCAAGCGACGGCACGAATGCGTATGCGAGTACGTCAGCGAAGGTGCAACGATTCAGCGCCTTGACTATGCCTGTCGCAACCGTCAACACTGACTATTGGACTATCGCCAGCACCGATGGGGTATGGGTTGCTAACGGTTTTCTAATTACTGCCGTTGGTGGTAGGTTAACTGTGTTGTCTCCCGGTTCTGCCCCGTCTACAGGTGCGGATGTCACCAGTAGCACGTTCTCTCAGGTTGATACTTGGACATCGGTGATTGGTACTCCGACAGGTATCTATGCTGCCGGTAACAAAGGTAATCAAGGCCGGATCTATCACATAGGTATCGGTGATGCGACGGGCGCATTGAAGGTTCCGGTTATGGCGGCTGAACTACCGCCCGGTGAAACAGTTAATGTCTTGTCTGAGTACAGTGGTCTGCTTTGCATCGGTACTTCTAAAGGTATCCGGTTGGCTCAGATGTCGTTGACCACGGGCAACTCGTTTGGCGGTAACCGTGTAGGGTTTATTCAGTACGGTCCTCGTATCGATATCACCAACGGTGTACAGGTGTTCGATGCACAGGGTGAGTTCATATGGTTTGGATGGGAGAACTACAACTCACCGTTCGATGCGACGACACGCTCGGGGTTGGGTAGGTTGTCGTTGAAGGAACTGACAGGCCCGCTGACCCCTGCCTATGCTAGCGACTCAATGGTCGCCGGTCAGACGGGGGTAGTGCAGGGTGTGGTGCTAAGCGGCACGACACGCCTGTTCTCCATCAGTGGGTACGGCATGTGTAAGGAACTAACTACCTATGAGACTACTGGGTCGATAGATGAGGGCCGGTTCAGGTGGGGTACCACAGAGTTGAAGGCTGCCGTATCGGTGGACCTGAGGCACAGTGAACTGGCAACCGGTCAGTCTGTACGGATCACCATCGAAGACGATACAGGTGGTGACTACTACGCGGATTCGGATGTTGTCGGTTCGTACACGCCGGGGATCAAAGCGATTCAGGTGTCATCGCAGAAGGATCCAACTGACTATGGCTTGGTGGCATCCGACCTACAGTATGTAAGCACCGTGTCCTCGGTCACAGGTGAATACATTACGCCGACAATCAAACTCAATGGGCCGAGTACCAGCACCCCGACGTTGCGTCGGTGGACAGTACGTGCTGTACCTATGCCATTCGTTTCAGAGATCATCCAGTTACCTATCATCCTCACAACACAGACCCGTTACGGCAATCGTGATGTCTATCAGGACGTGTACGACGATTACAAATACATTCGTGCACTACTAGAGGACAGGTCGTTGATTACATTCGAGGTGGGCGAGGAGTCTCGCATCGTCCATGTCGCAGGCTTGTCCTATCAGGGGGGCAGTGTCGCTACATGGTCTGATAGTGACGATTGGTTTGAAGGCATACTGACAGTATCGATTGTCACAGTGCAGGGTAGTTGATCTTGTAAATCATCCACAGGATGTGCTACAGTTTCAGCAACATGATCCCCATCACGAACAAACACATCGACCTGTCGCTACTCCATCCCCGTTTCATGGAGAGGCTTGAACTCTACTTCGCTGACGGGCGCATCAAAGGCAAGGTAGCCGTCGCGTCTGGGTGCCGGTCACACGCTGAACAGAAGCGCCTGTACGACAAGTACCGTGCAGGCAGAGGCAACCTTGCAGCCAACCCTGATTGGAAGCGGCCCGGAGGATTCTTCTACGGTTCATTTCATCAGGAGCAACCCGATGGTTTCTCTTACGCTGTTGATTTGCGTGTCGTTGGTGGCATCACAAAGCCAGAGGCAACTAGGATCGCACGGTTGTATGGGTTCAGACCAACTGTTGCGAGCGAGTGGTGGCATTTCCAACCCCGCAACGAAGACGAATGGTTCCCTTCTACCTCGGCTCCCGACGACGAAGCCCCGGCCCCGGTAATGGATTGGGCAGGGGTGCTTGCCTTCATTGCTGCTGTTGGGCATAGCATTGGTCGGTCCCCGCTGAAGCGTGGACGACGAGGTATCGAAGTCAAAGTGGTGCAGCAACGGTTGAATGCATTGGATTTCTGGTGCGGTACCGCAGACGGAGTGTTCGGTCGTAAGACCACTAAGGCTGTTCGCCAACTACAGCGTACCGCCTTGCGGGATACCACTGGGATAGTGACAGGCAACCTGTGGGCCATCATGTGCGACCCTGAGGTACCGCGTGGACTATAACCTTATGGAGTTTGCGGAGCAGCGTGAGGCTACCAATGGTGGTTGGGCGTGGCACATGCAGTTGTCTGATGAGGTTTACAACGAGATATGGGATGCGTTTCAGAGCGATAGATGTATCGGTGCGCGGACAGTAGTCACATGGCTACAGTCGTTGGGTTACACCGACGTAACAGAGGGCAAAGTAAAGACGATACGTCTTGCCAAACGACGATAACTCCCTAAAGGATTTCGCTAACGAAAGCGAAACGATACAGGAGTACACTGCCCTGTCTCGTAAGTTGAGTAGAGTACGTGCTGAGGCTTCTATCTTGAAGGCTCATGTCAAAGAGTTGCAGTCTGATCTGACTCAAGCAGAGGTCAGAGGCCAACTCTTTACACATCTAGCAGGGCATACATACAAACCTCCGGCGTGGCTGACGCGCAAGCCTAAGAAATCAAGCGGCGTTGTGTGTACCATATTGTCTGACACCCACTTCGATGAGGTGGTCCGGCCAGAAGAGATCAACTTTAAGAACGAATACAATAGAGAGATCGCTGTCAAGCGGTTGGAGACATACTTCCAGAAGGTCATCCTTCTAACCAAGGATTATATTACCGGCATCAAGTATGAAGGGTGTGTCCTCTTCCTTGGTGGTGACATCTTCAGCGGCGACATCCATGAGGAACTGTCTGAGACTAATGAAGATACCATGCTTGCATCGGTTATCTTCTGGGCTGAACAAGTCAC